TGCTCTTGTCGATGCCCTTGCCGATGCCCTTGCCGATGCCCTTGCCGATGCCCTTGCCGTTGCTTTGCGAATTTTCAGATTCTTCCTCTCTTTGTTGGTTAAGTTGTTCAATGGCACCCTTTTGATTCCAGGATGTAGAATCTTTGTCTATCTCGTCCACAACTCCCCAATTTTTCTCTTTTTTGGGTGTGGCGGGAGCCCAGGGGATCTGCGGTGCCACCAATAAGAAATATCTATTAATAATCTCTCCCCATTTCCATCCTGAAGGTTCAGATTGACGACAAAGATAATAACAGCGTGTGGTGACAGGTCCAGTGCAGCTTGCTACGTTAAGCTCCTCAAACCTCTTTACTGCCCAGTCGTCGCTTTTAAGCTGTATGCCGCCAAGAGTTGTCGGCGGCTGCGGTGTGGCGATATTATACTTCATTAAAACCTCAACCTCATTCATAAGAGTAGATGCGGGCTGTGGATCTGATGTAAACAAATCAACGGCAGTAGAATCGCCGTTTGTTGTTACAGCGGCTTTAAAGATCGGGTTCACTTTGGCTACCGCGCCTCCAAAATAATTCCCCATTGAAAAGATGCTTGAAGTGGTGCCTCCTTTATCAACAGTCCATGTCGTAGCCTGCTGACCCGTGTAGGAGCTTAATGCGTTTGCCGCTGCGGAACTGAGGGAGATTGCCGCACCGCTCTCATCAGTTGCTAGAGTTGCCGCAGAAGCTGCGTTCCAGTGTTCATCGGCTGCGGCATCGGCTTCTTCGCGGGTCAATGCGTCATCTGATGTAGATGTGGTATCAGTTGAGTCAGTGGTGGCACTATACCCATCGGATGAAGTTTGATCTTCAACGGTAGGGTTGGCGTCAGAGACTCCCGTTGATGTTGCGCTGAGCAACTGTGGTATGGTATAAACCTTTAATCCTGGTATCACATCGGATAGGCTAAGGCTCACATTATCTACATACATATCATTTTCAAATAGTGCGTCTATATAGTTATTAAACTCATAACGCATTGTAATCACGGGTGCGTTGTCGTGGAGGGCGAGATTGTTTGATTGTATATCGGCTGCTGTTACTTCTACGCTTGTACCTGATGAATTTTTCCGTAGCAGGTTATCATAAATTCCCACCAAATCTAGCATCATTTGGTTAAGAAGTGCCACGCCTTCTTGAGTACCTGTTTTTGGATACACCATTGTTTGTAATTTGCTTTGATAATACGCATAGTGAGAAGATTGGGAGTCGAAGCCGTCGAAGAGTGCTCCGAGTGCATCAAGGTAGGCAATGATTGTATCTGTTGCAATCTGGCTGAGGGGCTTATCTAGGTTTTTCACGCCTTTGAGAGTAAAATGTTCACATAGTTCAGAAGGTAACGGAAGCATTGCCGTATTATAATATTCTTGATAATTGGCGAAGGCTTCAACAAGAGGCTTCAGGATGAGGGCAATCATAGAGGCAAATCCATCAACAACCTCTATGTCTAGTATATACTGATACTCTCCAGAAGTTAAATCTGCCATTCCTACGCGGGGTTCACCGAAGGTCAAACCTGCTGGTGCGTCGATTCCGGTGAAATGTCTTAATAGTGAGTAACTCTGGCCATTACCACTGGGATAGCTTTGGCTCATTAGTTCTAAACCAATTTCAGTTAGAGCGGGATCGTCTAGATCTTCAACCACGGGTACATCGATTCCACCGGGTCCAACTTGATGTCTGCTCAATATAAATTTTGTGATTATAGAATTAGAAATTATTTGTTGTTTTGCGGTAATGCTCATATTTGAAATAAAATCTCTATCATCGGATTCGTTGAGAATAAACTTTCCATAATCAAATGTAAAAGCATATCTAGCATTTCTGGAGGCGTCTTTTGTTAGCCACATATCAGAAAAATAAACTGCTTCTTCTTCTGCGAGCAATCGCGTTCCCATGCCCGCAAGGGATGTGTGTAGCGCATCCAATTCGGCTTGTATTCTATAATCAATAGTATTTGTGACAGAAAGGGCGTCCTCGTTGATCTCGTGCACATGGTTGTGGGACAAGAAGACTGCATAATTTTTTATTTCATGAAAGTGATCATAGCGGGGGTCCGCCGATATCGTCACGGTATCTGTAATACCATTGCCATTGGCGTCAATCTGATATGTATGGGAATGATCTGCTTTGTCTTGCGGATCGGCATCCGAGGTGGTATCTCCCGAATCCATTTTAACAAAAAACTTGGGTGCAACGTCGCCCCCTTCTATAATGCGTTCTTGCACATAATAGCCTGTTGTAAAATATTTATATTGAGAAGGTAATGATATACTATAATCTGTCTCTAATTGATCAGTGTCTATTACTACATAAGCGAAACAAGTTAAGTGGGTAAGCGACTCGAAGTTCGCATTGTTGCGGAAAGACCCAAACCTATATACTCCATTGGCAACAAACGGCTCATCTTGATAGGTGATGTCTGGGGTGCATGTAAACTCATCGACGGAATGGATTTCTGCGTAATATTGGCTACCGATGGGGTCACTGTCAAACTGTCCTGCTCGCAACCCATGCGCCCCTGGCTTCAGCAGCGGATCACCTAAAGCAAACGGGGTCCAATAAGCACTACCATCCCAAGTGGTTGGTCCGCGCATGTTATATTGATTGAACGTCCAGGGGGCTGGCCAGCCACCCTCATATCGATTTTGAGGATCAAGACCTTCTTTTATGACATCTGTTACCTCTTGTGAAGTTGATAACATACATACAATTTTAACATAATCTTGTATATTAATATCTGAATTTGGGAATTCCATGAGATTGTTCACCAAGTCTGCCTCGATTAATTGTGTAAACTTTAAGTTTACAATAATGTCGCCCGTGTTAACGGTTACTTCTCCATCACCACTCGTAGATAAGGAAGCATTGCCTAAAAATACTTTATCAATATAGACTTTTGGAATTATCGGACATGCATGTGCCATTTTATTTATGCACTCCCAGGTTTATCTGTGAATAGTGAACTTTAACCATTTCCACACTCTTCATCGTCTGTCTTTTGAGCATAGGGGCTCAAGAATTGGTAATTAGATGTTGCGTCAGGACATTCGAAATCTAATGTAACAAGTTTATATAGAGTTTTGTCAGCATTCTGAATTTTGCTGCATATTAGTCCTGCTTCTATTTCGTCATCGACTTCTATATCAAAATAGTGGTTAACAAAACTAGAATCAGTTACTATCTTGGCTTGTTGCACTTCTGATTCATCCAAAAGAATATTATCAACAATCAAGTCAGGTTCATTAATAAATCTAAGTGCGTTTAATTGTGTCACTGTTTTATTACCAAGAACAATATCTTCTACTTCAAATACTTCTATTTCATAGCCTTTAATACTCGGATTAACGTTATCTTCTATAATTCGCATGATCAGGGAATCCGATTCAACTTTTAGAAACGTGTTGTCGTCAAAAACATGTACATTATAATTCACATCACTATAGCCTGTAGTCCCAGCCAATTGTTCTTCTAAAACGCTTTGTGGGGTTCCATCAAGATCTCCCCTAGCAATTGCATCAAGCATATCTTGAGTCACGCTCTCTGTCATATCCTCAACAGAAACGTTATACACTATCTCGCATCCAATTTGTGGAATATTTAAAATTGTGTTAGAGCCACTTAAAGCTAAAGTTGGAGTTGTATCACCTGGAAGGAATTCACCACTTAGAGTAGATATTTTCCAGGCTGGAAGGTACTCGCTGCCTAAGTCAGAACTGCCCAGTGGAGTAATTAAAATTTGGCTTTGCTCAGGGGTCGCTGCGAGGACTTGTTGGGCGGCGACTTGATTCTGCGTATTTGTAAGGATGTGCAGAGCTTCACCAAATCCTTTATCTAAATCGTGAAAAACGTATTGTGTCTTTAAATTTGGGGTGTTTTCTTGAATTCTGCCTTCTGTGTTGTTTTGTATTTCTCTGATGTCACTCCCGTATTCTCCGTCATATAAAATCCCATCATCATAAAAGGCATAATAAATTGGCTTAAACTTCCCCCTTGACAAGAGATGTTTGCCATGCTGTGTCAGTTGTAAATCAATTACTTCTTCTTTTTTATTAAAAAATTCCATTTAATGTTTACACTCTATAATAAATATTCGCTTCATCATTTCTTTCCCTTCGTTAACTCCGCAGCTTTGGCTGCTTTGCTGTTTACTTCAAATGTAAAGCTTGAGTCAAGGCTAACAAGTTCAACTAATGAAAAGAAATCATATGGCCAGTTATATGTCAGGTTTGCTTCATCTGTTTTTTGTGCAGCGCCCTTTGCCGCGCCGCCAGCGATGATGCTAGGAAGTGCCTGCCCAAGTGGCGACAACGCTCCTAATAACGACCCATATTGAATACTTGGAACAATCTCTGAATTTGTTGCGGCTACTTTTCTAAAATAATTTCTTTGTGCTCTTTGTTTTACTTTAAAAACCATCCATCGTAAATTATCTTGCGTAGAAGATAGTAATTCTCCCATATTTAAACGATGTGTAATTGTGTGAGATTGTATGACTTGTTCGGTACCTACTCTATCGGGTCCGTTCTTTTCAAACGAACGTCCGATTTTCGGAAGCAAGTTTTGCCACATATCAACTAGGTCTTCTTGATCTAATTTGTGTTCAAACTCAAAAATATACATTGTAAACGGGCGAACAGAATCGGGATAAGTAATAAAATCTAAACTTGGAGGAAATACATATCGTTGCATTGCATCAACCATGGATTGAACTGACTGTGTAGTCCCTTTGCCTGGGGTTAATGCGGCTTGAATATCGTTTGCCGGGAGTGTAAATAATTTTTTTTCATTGAAGAATATTGTAGAGCCATCCGGGGCAGTGTCAGTCTGCACATACGGAATTGCAACAACGGCTTCGCGGATAACTTTACTTGGGGCAACCTGTCCCATTTTAATAGAGGTTTTAGGAAAGCCTACCAAATCCGCTAAAGAGCCGGTGGCATCTGCGTGATATATTTCGTTCTGTCGAGCAGGTGTGAGACTGCCGCTATGATCGGAAATTTCAAGCCAAATGCCTTCTTTCCCCTTTGGAAGTCGCCCGTATTGATGCCACATACCTATTGATCTTGTGTGCCTACCGCCTTTGCAATTTAATTCCCCGTCTGCTGTTGCGTTCCTTACATCGGTCAACAATGCACCAGCTTGTTCAGAACAATCAATAAAGTTTAATATGGGCGTTGCCCATTTCGCTTGTATAACCCATCGATTTTCCGAATCCTGGAGATTGACGCCAGTATATTTCAAAATATCAGCCAACCCCTTTGATGTTCCGAATAGATTTATGGAAGAAGAAACTTGATTTGCATTTGTGTTTATATTTTCTCCAGATTGGAATCCGCCCCCTGCTTCACTGCCGCTGGGCTGCCATCCTTTATACCGTATATAAGAAGCAGTTAACTCAGATATCAGAGTGTTTAAGTCCGGTATCTGTGTGGTTCCCTCCGATGGATTCCACTCTATTATACACCACGCAGACCCATCGTAATAACATGGAGTAAATGGGGCATTATATCCAAGCATGCTACCCCCTCCAAACCAATAATTTTCCTGATTGATCCCATAGGAAATGATATTACTATAAGCTGAGGTGGTGCCGGTCTTAGTAAGAGAGCCCGCATCGCTTGGGGGCCCAAATGCGGTGGGTCTACTATACATACAAATTGTTTCCGTTCCCGAAACAATTTGCGGGACATCTCCGAACCCTCTTGGAAACAAGGAACCATAGGAGGCACCGGCTCCACCTTGGTTGATGAACGCATCTGTATTATATTCAAATGATTTTCGTATTTTAACAGCCATTTGATAGCACTTATCAGGATCGAACTTCGCGGTGTTGGATTTCCATGTGTCTTCTGGCTGAGAGAAGAATGCTGGTAATGTTCCATCTTTCAAGTAAAAGTCTGGAACTTCTGCTAAAAAGTTGTGCATTGCCAACTTGTATCTATCGTCTCCAGACCCATCCCAAGATGCGGTCATATTAACAGTGGCCGAAGGGTGTGTTTCAAGGTCTATTATTGATTTGTTTGCATAATATGATTCTGGATCCACTAGCGCTTCAAAGGGTAATCGCTCACTAAAAACATTATCCGGGTTCATATCGCTGTCTGCGCTTCTGGTACAGTGTGAAAGAAAGTGGTTCTTTGAAGTTGATTGATAGCCAGCGCCGCCTGCGCCGTATCCGAAAGATGAACCTGTGCCAAGGGAGACATCGCCTAACATTAGTGGATAATCGACGGCAATACCAGATTTAATAGAATTGAAAAATATTCCTGGTGCGAACATTGGTGACAAAAATGCACGCCAGCGAGAGGCTGGGCCACCTCTTGGTCCAGATCCTGTCAACAACACGTTTGCACCATATGACTGAGAGAATAGGGACGCCAATTGTACACTTCTAAGCGCTGGGTGAAATCCCTCATATGGAAGGAGTTTTTTTGCTCCGTGGCAGGTTACTGAAATTTGACGGGCTTTTGCCGATGCTTCTACTTTCAAACTGGTTTGAAGAACATCAAAATATTTCTGAAACTCAGAATTACTATATGTTTTAGCAAAATTAGCTTCTTGGCTTGAAGTGTGGTTGGCGAGAGCACCAGTCAAACTAAACATGGCTGTGTCTTTAAAAGGATCTACGCCATTTATAAGATAGTCATCTATTCTCTCGCTCATTCTATATTCGGGCAAAATAGAACCACCTTTGGCAATCTTGTGCAGATATTCAGCATATTCATCATACGAATTATAAAATGGACTTTTACCAGACTGCAATCCAGTATCCCAGGGAGCATCTCCTGAGCCAAAAACAGTATCACGCCAGTACGAGCCTGTTATTCCCGAAGAGGGAGAAACCGCACTGGAACCGGTGGGTAATAAATGACGCCTTGCGTATAACGCTGATGCTGTGATGAATGCAGCACCACGAGTCGTGGATTCTCCAGCAGTGCATGCGGTTGGGTTGCCGGGGCCCCCGGCAAGAGCGCCTCCGGCTTTGTTGAACACTGTTGCTTCATGAGATTGTAATTCCCCACAGCTAGGGTACGAGGGAAAGAACGATGTGAGGATTGATGTTGGTGCCTGGGGGTCTGCGGCGCTTTCATACGTTTGGTGAAAGGCTGCTCGGGCATCCAGTGGCCACATGCTGGAGGTCAAAATTGGAAACCCCTGAGAGTTTTTCTGAGAGAAGGCTCTGCCATCGTATACGGGTCCGCCGTCTTTTGTAACTCTATCTCGCCTATCATTTCTCCAAAATGGACAATCAAATGTTGGGCGTCCTCTGGTGTGTTTCTTGTGTTTGTTTATTGATGTCGGGAATACATTTTCTGTATATACGACATAATTAAGTACGCTAGGTATTGTGCCCACATGTAAGCCTGTAAGAATTCTATCGGCTGGAGTGTCGCCATGTTCATTTAGTGATAGCTTGTCATTAAGCGGGAGGTTGCTAAAATACGATTTATAATTTCCATATGTTGCTTTGATATTAGTGTTGACCCATGCCCCTTCTGTTGATGTTTTGGCGTTAATAAATAATGGTTGGTATTTTGTTATCACAACAGGTTCGGGATAAGTGAGCACTTCCCTATCTTGAGAGGCAATCCAATTCCCATCTGCGCCAAAGATATTTTCGATAGACCAAATCTGTCCACCAGTGGAACTGTATGAAACGGTGCTATCGTGAGATTTCATCGATCTCCAGTTATAAAAATGCAGACCACTTAAGTTCTCTGGCAATGTGGCCGGATCAATGATTGATGATGTATTGTTTGCTCTCATTGCGCGAACTATGGAGCTTTCGCCTGTTCTAATTTGTTTCCATGTTGGATATCCATATGGACCATTACGATGTAGCATGATTGCATTAAACATATCGACCTCACCGTTTTCTGTGTAGCCAGCGATACATATAGATTTATTAAGATAATCAGTTGATGAAGATACTGCGCCTTCCAGTGCTGCCGCGCCTCCAAGATAATTGAATTGTACCCCAATTGGATCATAGACTATTGTATTTAATCCTACAAAATCTACTGGGATGTGCGTTAATGCGGTAGCGGCGGTTTTTCTTTCAATGGTACCAAAAACACAATTAGCTCCATCGAGAACCGCAAGAGCTTCAGAAGCAGTTAAGAATGAAATTGCTGAATGGAAACTGTTGGTGCCGGAAACCAGCCCAGAACGAGGTGCATATCCTGTGGCTGCTCGAAAATTACCAGTGCCACTTAGTGATGCGCTTATCCACATATATTGAAAATCATTTTGTGGAATTGGGTGCTGTACATACCAATTGTCATATAATGAAGCACTTATGTTTGTGACCGCTTCTAGTGACCTCCCACCTGGATCCCCTGCTGCTGCTGCTGCTACGGCGGCTTCTGGGCGCAAAAGCGCATTACGATTAACCTTGTGGAACGAAGCGGAAAGATAATCACAATCACCCCGATGTAATTTGATTACGCCGTGTGTGGCATCAGATCCAAATTGACCACAGTGGAGAGATAGAAGTGTTTGTAATCCGCGCCGGTTGCCAGTCTGGTCTTCCAAACGCATGGTATCGCCACCAGAACCAGAGGCTTCACCTGAGCCAGAACCACGAACAGTTAGATTTCTATACGGCAGTGCATTATAAACTGATTTTTCTGCTGCTGCAATATCCAAGAATCCCAAGGAATTAATCTCGGGTCCGCCAGGAGCAGAGAAGCGTTCAACAATTACAGTATCTTGTTTAGTTCTGGTTGGTAAGTTAAAGACTGTTTGTCTTCCTTCGTGCGCCGCTACGACATTATAAGGAGAATATCGTGAGGACAACCTTCGAAGAGCGCCTTGTTCAGCGGCGGCTGCATCGGTAGCTGCCGGTGTAGTACCGGGAATAAACGTATTGCCTCTTCCATGGCTGTCAAATTCGGCATCTCGCACGGCGACCAGTGTATGAACGTTAGTTGTTTTTGGCAGATCGTTGGCATATCGTGCTGGTAATAATTCTGTCTGCCCATCGTTAAACCAAGGATTGTTTGTACTTCTTCCAGATGTTTGCACAACCTGATATGATTTCTCGTAATTACCGATTGGTCCATGCTGAAGTACGCCCGAAAGCGGCACATCGACCGAGGCAGTCGTCTGTAAAATATTACGAATATTGACTGGACGTTTTGCGGTTTCTTCTCTAAACCACCATGCTCTATATTTTGTGGAATCTGGGTAGGGTCCACCATAGTCAGGACCGGTCAGACCAATCGCGCCCGCTCCTGGGGGACACTCTGGACCTCCTCCAAAAAGTAATCGCCAGGATTCAGGTCTAGAATATAAGCCGTCTAAATTATTGGGAGTGGTAGCTCCGTCGCCGCCGACGAGGGTTGGATCTGCATATCGATTAATTCTAATATGTCGCGCTTGATGTCCGCCAACATATTTTTCAGCAAACGGACCCTGCATGGGTACTTCGTTAAGAACACCATATCCATCATTATGTAAGTTTACTAATTGAGAGCCTGTAAGAAACTCAGCCTGTACAGTCTCATTATACCCGCCAAGACCTTGAGATGCACTATAAATATTAAAGGGCATTGCGATTGCGCCCTTTACGGTATCATGTAATCCATCCAATTGCTCGCGACCATTGTTTGTGCCAAAAGAATATTTTGTTTTTATATTTGGATTTGGTTCAAGATAGGGATCGAGGCAAACTTTAAGGGGTCGCACGTCTATATTCCAAGCATTGATAACATTCTTTGGAACTCCAGAAAGACCACAATCAGCTTCCGTAACTTCTCCGTGAGGCATGTTAACGCCCCGGAAATAATAATATTTCTTATTGTCACTATAGTTTATGCCGCCATGTATATTTTTGGTACGGTCAACAGTATATTTAAACGGGGTGGTCCATTGACGCTCTAATACTTGTAGCGATGCGCTAAGAATTCTATTTCTATCAGTATTCACCGCTTGCCAATCAGTAGCTCCATCGCTGCTACTTAACGGAGCGGTATCGCGTTCGGCTCGATGGAACCAATAAGGGCAATTATCCGCTTCTAGTCCACCTAAAGGTCTGTGCCCAGTTCTCCAATTATAAAGAAGGTTGTTAATGCCCTTGGCTCCACCCTCTGTGGCTGTAACAGTTTCGATAAGGGCAAATTTGTTCCAGTATTTGTTTCTTTCCAAAATGTGGCTTTCTACAATATTATCAATCCCGTCGCTCGTTTGTGCAGAAGCTGGAACAAGCTGCATCAACATGGCTTCCAGCGTGGAGTCAAGCCATTTATAATAATCTATAAACTTATCTAAATCTGGAGTGTTCCTTATTCTCTCAAAGAAAAATTGACGTAAGTATTTAATATCTTTATATTCTTGCCTATAACGATTAACAGGATTACCTACTAAATTATTGAACTCGCGTATGGAGCTAAAATAGTTGATGATCTCATCGGAAATAACTTGATACATGCTTTTTTCAAAAGCATAATATGTTTTTGTAGGACGTGTTTCTTTTGTAAAAACCTCTGTTTCTGCTTGAGACAAGACGCGAATATTATCGTCTCCAAATACAGTTTCGGGCAATTGTTGTTTTCCTGCATACAAATATACAGTGTCGATAGAGGATGTATTGTTAATTGGGAAAAAGTTTCCTCGTCCTGTGTGTTGATATTTAAGTATTTTACCCAACCAATCATAACGTTTTGCCAGTGCCGTGGAACCAGAAGAAACATCCTGTATTGTAAACTTGCCATCAAACGTAGTGGGAGAGCCACTGCCATTATCAGAGCCTGTAAGAGTTTCGAAATCCCAATATAATGCCAATGTCTCTATTTGTGGTACTTCCACACTGGCTGAGACAATGCCATTGGAAGAAGTAAATGTGCCCAAATCTGAGTGCAGCAAATATGCACTTCTATCAGGTCGCCCAGCGCCAAAGTTGCTTGGGTCCATTGCGTGATCTTGAATTACGGTATTGTCCAAATAATTCATCCAATAACGCAAAGAGACTATCTTGGCATCACTATATTGTAATGCAGCGCCTGTGAAGTTTGTTATGTGTGCGCCAGCATAGAGACGTTTTGGGTTAGCTAAAAAGTTTTCTGCTGTTGCTTTAGTTACTGATGCCGTTGCAATAAACTCATTAACCTTTCTGTCGGCAATATAGTTGACACCATAAAATTCAAGCGTGTAATCGTTAGCCAATGCTCCAGTACTAAAAGATTGTGGATAGCCATGGGGCTTAAGCCTGACGGCGAGATTCCATTTTTGATCATCGTAGACATCCAAAAAATAGCTACTTGATATACCAGGATGATTGGGAAGTAAAGCAGACGAAGATAGTGAGAACTTTACATCTTTAGAGTGCAGACTATCTCTTATTGCAAAAACCTGGAAGTTTGCTGGATCGCCGGTTGCCCAGGTCAAGTTTGTAGTAGTAGTATGTGTTGTCGCGCTTGAGGTTATTGCTGGGGTGTGGAGTCCATAAAGAGAAGATGTAAGGAAATTAAACGCTTGGCTTCTGCCTACATCGAAGTCCATCGATGCCTTTTTGGGAAGAATAACCTCGGCTTCAACAGTTATCGGGAAACCGTCTTCGAATTGGAAAGCATCTATTGAGCCAGCATTGGCTTTGCCGGTCGCACTCCCTGATATATAACCTACACTATTGGCATTAGAGGCGTCCTGATATTGATAAATTGTACTTTGGAATCGGTCAACGCTATTGAAATCTACTGCTTTGGTCTTATGAGAGGCAAATCTTCGCTTTGGTTCGAACTTATAGGTGCTATTATCAGCATACACATTTAGTCTAACTACGTCGTTGTCCACGCCGAAACAGCGAATAAGGTTTCTAATTGACTTTTCTGTGCCCTTTGATTTGTAAATCGCTGATAGGTTGTTGTAAATGTTACCATAAATTAAATTTTTAACTGTCTGTAGATCTTCTTCAAATTCTTTAGTTTCATTTCGATTACGAAAATATTCAAGAAGTGATGAGTCCGAAAAAAGCTCTGGACTTTCCAGCCCGTGCGACTGTACCGCTCTGTACATATAGGGATATGGCTTGAACATTTTTAAATCCGCACTGCTGCTTGGATAAGATGCCATATTTAATTTTGACAATTCTCCAATTTGAAGATCTAAATTATCAAAATGGCTTCCCAATATTTGGGTGAGCCTCTTTAAGTCTCCGGTAGTGCCGTCGTGTCCTTCATCTTCTTCGATAATCCAAGAAGGCATTGAATAGAACATAGATGAATTATTTGTATAATCATATACGGTACCACTAGCAATTAATTCGGTAGTTAAAGCCCCAATTAATGGATGGTTTGCTCTAATAATTGGATCTAGATCTTCGACACCCGCACTTGCTGATACAATTGCAGAACCTGTATTTCTAGATGCAAGCCACGGTTCTCCAGCGCTGCCTGTTTCATAACCCGTCCATGTTCCGTTGGTGATTCGTCCCGAATAGTCTAAAACGATTTTATCTGTCGGGAGCTTGTCTGTAATACCCTCGTTAAACTTATAATAAACACCGAGTGCTGTATTTGCAAAATCAGTATTTGTACCACCACCTATATTACTGGTGAACCAGTTGCGCTTGATATCTTTAGAGCTTCGTTTCGTTTTCCAGAATCTGAACTCATCAATAGAACCGGATAATTTACCCCAGCCGTGGGCTGGAGAACCGACACCTGCGGCTGTCCAGGTTGTATTGTATGTTCCAGATAAAAGAGCGCCTATATTGGCTTCAAGAGGCTCTCTTATTTCATTAATGCTTGAACCTGTAGTGATTGTTTCACTAAGAGTCCCATCTACATAAAATTTGGTTTGTAATTCATTGCCACTATTAACAAAACTAAATGCATAATGTTTCCAAGATGAAAGCGAGTTAAGATCAATATCGGTACCAACGGGAAGTCCTGAAGAACCTGAAGCGTCAAGAGTGGTCCGACCTAAGCCCGCTGCACCGGACATCAACGTTATTCGGAAAGGTGGTGCACCATGGTATTCACCGCCCGTAAAATCTGTTTTAGTCATGCCAGCGGTGCCGCTATCTGTCAAAGTAATAGTTGTGTTGCCGTTTGTGCCTGCTGTTGCCTGAGTTACAGTCACGACTGCTCCATCAACAGTGGCAGTAAACCTTGTCCCTGATGGTCCAGATGTAGTGTTAATGACATTCATCAGGTTAGTTGCTGTTTGATCATTCGAGGTCGTGGCTTCCCATGTACCGTTAACAGAGCTTTGGTCGCCTTGTGTAAAGTCATAATTATTGCCATCAGTAGCAACCAAGTTCACCTTGTCGGTAGCGTTGAGTTCGGTGTAATCCGTGATGGTTATTGTTGCTGTGGCGTTTCCGGGCGCTCCATCTAGTTCGATTCTAAACCTCCCATAATCAGCACTTGAAGAAGCCTGATTATTCCACATATCAAAAACAACTTGTCTTGCTGTCTGGGTTGAGGTGTTCAAAGAGCCGGTTTTCAGCCAGAATTCAACGGTGACACCGCCACTTAAATTGGTTTTTAAGTTTGATTCTCTGGTACCGGATCCGGTGACATCGGCGTCCCAAACATTCGCCTTGGAGTCAAAAACTCCCTTTAAAGAAGCTGTGCCGATTGATTGTCCATACGGAGTGCCAGGACCGCCTTTTAAATTAATATATTCATAATCTGATGATGCGGGTGCTCCGTAGCCACTATAAAGACTTCCAGTATGAGTTCCCCATCGCGTTGGCGCAAAAGTAGCATATCCAGTTGTTTTTGGATAGCGCACATCATAAATGTACAAGTCAAGTAGTGTTGACTGATTACGCCACTCAAGCTTTTCTTTTAAGGAGCCATCATATGGATAGTTTCCCCAAATCCACTTGATTGCTGTATCATAATATTGTTCAGCAGAACCGTATTTTACGAAGTTTGCTGGATCACTGAAGTCTACGTGAGGTTCAAGGCGATCTTGATCTTTTATGTATGGTTCAAAATAGTCAGCAGATTCAACTTCTGCTCCCATAGTTTCGAGGCTCGCAGACGCTATAACTGAATGACTTCTTTTAAAAAGATCTTTTACAGACATATTACTCCTCTACTCTGAACTTAAACACATCTGGGTATTCATTCCAAGATTTTGCGCCCTCATCATAAAAAGCGAATTTAATTCCATATGCATAACCTGCTTCTAACATGGTTAAATCTAAATCAAAGTAACTGCCTGAAGCGTCAAAAGAAAGTTGTGTGTGCATATCGGATCCTGTCCCGAAGGGTATTGCCTCATATTCATCGACGATTCGTACTACTTTAAATGAAGCGCTATCTATAATTGTGGGCTTAGCTTCTGCTGTGGCTTTGGAATATATTGTAGGACTCCAATCTTTTTGTCTTGTAAACAATCTAAATTGTGCCGTTTCGTCACGATAATAAACATCTCTCAAATTAGAAATGTTCATAGCATACCTAACATATGGATTAATATTAGATGGCGCAAGTGTTGTAGGAACAATGCTTCCAGTAAAATATTGAGGAGACTGCTGGGTGCTGGAACTGTGCCACACATCAAAAAGTTTAGTTAGAGGCGTAGCCGATGCGGTTGCAGCAAAAGAACATGAATAAATGCCAGTTGCAACCCAACCGCCAGTAGCATTTAAATCAGCAATCGTTTTGACCGAAGGGACCGAAATAGGTAGATTTAATGCTGAGCCATAGGGCTTGGAGTTATCTCCTGACCCTGAAAAAAGACTTACTAATATGTTGTCGCCCTGTCCTATTCCGGGTATATCTCGTAGCCTGCCCCTAACGCGATTATATAAATATAATGTATTTAAATTGTCTTCGGCTGGAGCCAAAGAACTACTATAATAGAAATTGCCTCTATCGTCTTTTTTGGCTGAATCCCATCGTGCCTCGATCACGGGGCGTCTAAAAAAGAACTCAGATCCTCTAGAAGAGAATTTTTTTGTATATGAAGAGGAACTTTCTGATTCGTTAGATAAATAAACTCCAATGCCAAAATTCTCTTTACCATTGGCGGAACCCCCGGTAGAGCCTACGATCCACTGTTCTACCAAAGTTGTAATATCAACCTCTATGTCTTCCGTGCCCTTATCAAAATAAGCGCTATATGTTGGACTTGCGTGAAAAGCGCCACCACCTCCAGAAACCCAAGTTGTGACTCCAGCGGCACCGCTTAGGGCATCTGTCCAATTTGCTGCTCCCTGATCATTATATGATTCCATATCCAATCCGGTGCCTTCGTCCCAAGATTGGGATATGGCAGCAATGGTCATATGATAGTTTCTAGGAAGCGTAAACGGGTGTCTTACGTTGAACAAGCGAAGATAGAAGCTTACATTATCTTTTGCCGGAATCTTTTTATTTGTTCTATCTGTTTTGAGCGAGTTTGAGCCCGTAACTTTAAACTTAACTAAAATTCTGGAATTCTCGGATGAGCCAGAGGATTCTTGTCCATAAATATGAAACACTTCAAGCGAATCGGATAGCCCCATATTAGAACCAGTAGCACGAGTCCTTAAATTCAACTTAAACGCATTGGTAATTGTCGTATCTGCTATTGCTGTGTATCTTTTTACTCCCATTATACGATTGTTCCCTGTATGTCAGCACTTGGATATTTAATTTCAAATACCACATTGACAGGCGCTTTGATATATCTGCCATCTGGGGATGTATTGGTCTTTACATTAAATACTATAGACGAGTATCCAACGTGAGCAATCTGGTCTACTTTTATGGAAACTGTGTCTATTACTCCGGGTACATTATTTAATACTGTGTATAAGTCTGTGATACTAAAATCTTCACCGACATCTTGCCCATTGACTAGAAATGCTGTTAATCTCGAAACAGCATCACTAAATATTTGTGTTTTATTAACCCCCATCTCAGAAATTAATTCAAATTTAATTCCTAGATTAACGATCTTAGCATCTAAAATATCTACAGAATCGTTGATCATTCTTTTGGATGATAGCCATGTTTTAATGTTTTCTTTTACAATACTATTTGTTGGTTCGTAAAACCCCAAAGGAGATCGTGAAATAGTATAAATATTGATATTTCTTAAATTTGAATCAACATCTTGTATAATAGAGCACCTTTCCACGCCACCAAATTTAGATGGCATCATTAATACCATGCCTTTATAATCTTCTGCCGTGACGGCTCGGTTTTGTGACGAGTAACTACTTTGAATTAAATATTTTAGATCATCAATACCTGGAGCACGAACGTCACCCTGAATGGGTTCTTCGTTGGTACACTCAATTGAGCTTCTAACGCCTGCCATTTTACTACCTAATAGCTGAGTTCGATTCGCAAATTCCGATTGTATATTTACCGGTGTCGTAACCGAATTTGAAGTCGCATTAGAATTTCTAGCAGTGTTGGTTCTATATGTTACATATACAGTTGTGTTAGATGGTCCGACTCCAAACTGGTCTGTTTTTATTAGAACGGAAGGATCTAGAGCGGTATCTGTGATATAATTCTTAGAGTGTATATTTAATACCACATCCCTGGAACTAGCAAGCGACTGAAAGGAAATTTCTGCTTCGGATCCATATCCAAATGTAATGACTGTTTGATTTCTATCATTTTGTACAATATACCGGCGCGGGACAATAACTGGCTTTAGAATGTTGGGAGCTTGCACGTTAGTTGTGGTATCATTATTAGAAATTGGCACATAAATAGTGTTTTGTGATAAGTGATCTACCTCATAATACTGATATCCTTCAAGATCTGCTATCGAGAGAACTTCTGTTATATTATTGCCTGGAAGGCGCAGAGTTCTAAACTTAACAAAATCGCCTACTGTAAATTTTTTTACTCGATCTTCCCCAGAAACAACGACGCCATTTGCCTTTACAGCAAAATTTTCTGGTTCACCGGTCGTCGTTGTGTTTGCTGTAACAATTTCATTTGCTGAATCTGCCAAGTTAACATCTTCTAAAAGAGTGAACAATGAGTTATTGGCTGCTGCGAATGTAGAACCGGCTTTGATAATGGGCATATAGTCTGTGTCTGGTCCTGTCGCACTTGCATTAGCAGGAATGATTGCATATAATGTAATATTTCCGTATGAAGCGCGAGCACCTTGGTGTTTATATCCGACTGTTTGTCCATGTTTTAAAATGTTTTCATATTCAATAGCAGTCGATAAAAAGCTTTCGTTGGCTTGATAGTCTAAGTAGAAAGACAGTATATCTCCTACATACGCAACGGTATCGAGCATTAGTGCGCCGAAACCAGCCGTAGAAAAATCTTGAAACGTATCGGGATAATATCTTCTTGCAAATGCTATTAGGTCTTCTTTAATAGAAGAATAATCTCGACTTAGGTAATTAATTTTTATATTATTACGTTTATTGCCCACACAAAATACCTCTTTTTTGACTATTCATAATTATATCCTAACACTAAGCGTATCCGAAAGAAAGGAATCTGGAATACTATACTTTATCTGAAGATGTACAAAATTACCCGGAGAAGTACCCTCTATTATACTTGTCGAGGTAGATTCCGATAGGAAATCGACCGATTCAATACTAACATAAGGCATATATCGTCTAACTTGCGAATTAATATTGTTTCTTATTTCAGAAAACGTAGTTGCATCGGCGTTTCTAAACAAATATCGTCTTAGCCCCACTCCAAATAACGGAAACATAAGTCTCTCGCCTGGAGAAGTTAAAATTAACATTTTTAAATTTTGCCTTGTAAGGTCTTTAAAAGTTTTATTCAAAGCATATCCATCTTCAAAATTTCTATGTAACGGTAATTTAGGTGATAATCCTGCCATTTAGTTTGCTCCTGTGATTAAATAGTTTTGTAGATTTATGTTATTCCAGCTTTTTGAAAAAACGGATCTACAAAGCTAACCTTTCCTGTACCATAAATAGAATTAACAATTATTTGTAATGCCGATAGTTTGCTTTTTGCCACAATCTGATATAAGTTTGTGCCCTGTACTCCTCCTACGAAAGTCGCTTCATCCGATAATGCTGAATACTGATATACAGCGAGTGTGGCTGCGATGTCTTTTACGGGCACTACAAGATCGAAAAGTATGCGCCATGTTTCTCTCTCCCACATTGATTCTTTTAATCCCTGCAAAGACTCCTCGTATTTTATAGCGAAAGCGCCCGCTTCAAAAATTTCATTAAGGGGCTTGTTGACTGGAGTGCCGTCTTCTCGTAACGCATCTGTTCTATCGGATGTATATTCACATTCTACATTAATTAAAGGAACTGAATTGAAATCTTTGCTCCATGCGCTTGAAGTCTCAGCATACGGTTGTTGGGCTTCCGGGGAGAGTTCCAAGAATTCGTCTATGCTTTGGTTGACTGCTATCGTTTGGTTTTGTAAATAAAACGCTCCCCATTTGCGTGATTTTGAACTGATACCAGATAGACCTGACCCCGGATAGCCGAGGACATCGATGTAGTTTAGTCTGAATCCGAACCTAATAAGTTCAAATTCGTCTAGCAAATTGCTCGTGCGGTCCAGGTATGCTCCGTCATAAATCCCCCCGTCTCCAGTGTGTGCGAAAGGCTTCCAGTCCCTGTCTTCCAACGCCTTTTCCATAAGAGTTATAAAATTACTGACTCCAAGTATTCTCCAACTAGATGCTCCTTTCTTTTGGAACTTTATATATCTTTCAAAATATAAACCGGGTCTTACCTCGTGGTTGACATCCACGTCTGCGCGGGTGGGCGGACCCCATCGTGTGGCGTTTTCCTGGTCTGCTTTTCCTGCGGCGTCATCAGCCGGTGTGCGCTGGGGCGTAGCTTGGGACTCGACTGCGGTGACGGGGTCGGCGGCGGCTTCCTCTGCGAGAGCGGCGCACGGGTCGTCGGCAGGTTTCATGCCATAGACTTCATCGCGGAATGGATTGAAAATTGCCCAATCGCTCATTCGTCCAAAAAACTCAGTTGTATATTCTCCGGTGAGGGTGATCTCATACTTCCAATCATTTCTCCACGAGGCGGGCGTGTCGGGTAGATCGCCGCGTCCACTCTTTGCGGGGGTTTCCTCATCTGCTTTTCCTGTGAACTTAGTCTCGATACTGTATCTAATCTTGTCGCCCGTGGTAGAGACATATGTATACTTTTTTTCTAACTCTATCTTTTTGTTATTGGCATTGGGCAAGCCCTCGTTATTGTCGAGCCAAGTATTATATTGTTCAAGAAGGTGGGCTATTAAATCATCTGTTATGGTATCACCATAATGACTGCGTAGACCACGGACGAACCAGTCGTTTGAGTCGGTGACATGCGAGACACCAGACCCGTCGTCGTCGTATCCGTCGCCATCGTCGGGGTGGTATCCGCTGCTGCCTTCTGTATAGAAGGAGATCATTGTCAACTCGTTCTTATATTCGCGAGCCTCGTCAAGATCTGAGGCGGCAGCCTGTTCCATTGTAATAGGGGGCACGACGGTTGTACCACTCTCAGGTTTAGCTGGTGCATCAACTGTTGGAAACATTGTGCTGGTTATAAATTCATCATAATTGTCTGGAACGTGACTTAAATTTAACGTAGTACTGATGGAGGGCTTTACATTAACAATTTCTTGTACAATTATAGCTGTCAAAGCATCCTCCCCAGAATCATATGTTGTCCCTTCTCCGTTTATTAAAAACAATGTTTCCCAATATATCTTGCTATTATTTAAAATATCGTCATATAGATTACTGTCAAGCGTGTCAAAAGATGCTTGCCACTTCTCCATATCTAATTTGATCAATTCCAGAACTTGTTTGGCAAATATCGGGCTATCTATAAGACCTGGACCCATTACTTCTAAGACTTGAATTGATGCCAGTGCTATTTCAATTATAAACAATCTTATAAGCATTATAATAGAATAAGATACATTTGCCCTATTATTTGGACCTATAGGATCACAATAAGTTAGGCTCATCTCTAATTTTATTAATTTTTTAACATGATCATTCATTTGTTTTGCAAGCTCAGCAAAATCAAAAATATCACTATCAGGAAATACTAAATTAATAGAGTCGAATCCTGAACTCAGGGTACCCGCAGCGTTGTGGGTGGGTGTCTTAAAATAACTTGCCTCTGGGATGGCTGCTGCACATGAGGTAAGCAATTGTTGCATAAAAGTGCCATATCGATCAAGATTCACGGAGGCTGGTCCTAGATAATAGCTTGGTTGATTGGCGGCATCCGGGTCGGTATTAAAAGAGTCCATCAGGCTTTCAATCACCATTGTATCACTAGAGGAAGTAAAAACACTCTTTAATGCATTTGTGACCAAACGTCCAAAAACATTTGCATACGGCGATGTTATTACCATTGTTCCGTCTGACTGGCTTGCATGAAGTGCGCTAACATCCAACAAATCACTTAAGTCAAACGTTGGCTCGTCATTGTCGTTCGTGGAAGTGTCGGAGCGGAGTTCCTCCAGCCCGCCTAAATCTTTTTTGTCTCCTAAGTCATCTTCCGTAGTTTTTATAGTATAATCTTGTACATATGTTCTTAATCTAGTATTGTTTTGTATGTCAGTTAAACGTGAATCAACCCAGGATTGAGTTTCTTCATTCCACATTAGCGCTGCGGTGGAGCCCGACTCAACCCCAAAAAGAGTCGAACGTGGTCGATACAATTGGGTTAAGTTTGTTGGCCACGTAGCCGGTCTGCTAATTTTTTCTGATGAGATCACGCGCTTGCTTACGGTGACGGTTCCAGAATCGCGATTAACAACAATATCAAAAGTTGTAGTTAAATTTGGAATATTCACGCTGAGCACGTTGTTTGAGTCTTCGGGGTCTGTCACTGTTTCAGAGGATGTATATGCCACCGGGCTGAATCGAAAGGCATCTCTGCCGCTTTCTTCTTTTTTCTTTCTCCACGCCCAGATGGCGAGGAGGACACCTGCTAAAATGACGAGCCCTATGACAAGTGCAAAAGTGGTCAGAAATAGCATCGCAAACAGGGGACCAATCAAGCTCCCCATTCCCGCAAACGCGAGCGATGTACCCCCAATAATTCCTAAAAGCAACATAACGGCAGCAGGTGTGGTACCCCCTACAAGAGCAACCCCGGCTGCGGCTGCTATCTTATCCCAATCGTCCTCGGCAAACCCGGTTAAGGCATCGAGCATACCCTGTGCTGAGGATTCCCCGACTTCATTGACGTACTCCTTAAACCAGTCCTGCTGCGCCATGCCATCATTAAAGTTTGAGGTATCGTTATGGTTCCAAGAGCCACCGTAATCGTAGGTGTAGGTACCTACAATCGGTTGGTCATCCTCTTCATATTTCGATTTTACAATCGTAACTTCCGAATAGGGATTTTTGCCAGTCCGACTGACTCCGCCTTCGTGATAAATCCATACATCGTAAGCAACAAGTGTATTATCGGGCTCATAAAACAATTGGTGTGCGAGCCCATCTTTGTGATCATGCTCTTCACAAAATTTAAATACGTCTTTCATGACATCAGATCCCATGCCAAGCTCGGTGGCTAATCTGTCTGAGAACACTGTGTCATTCTCATCGACATCACCATCTGAGAATGCATGGTTAAGCACCGATTGTTCTCCGCCGGTATATGTTGGACTCCAGCCGCTGGGAGGAGAATACCCACAGCGGTATCTACTTTTGCCATCATTGTTTGTATAATAACGAAAATACTTTCTCTCGTAGTGGGTGCCGAAGCCACCGCGGCAGTCCGTATCAGCCTTGTAACGACCCCATATTGTTCTAGGATCGTTTAATATCGAGACAGGGTATTCGTCGGTGGACAGGTCCATCGCCAACATACCATTCCAAATATCACCATATTTTACAGCATCAAAATTAAAACTACTAATTATGGTAGCCAATATGCCACTTCCTGCATCGCCTGCTATAGCATCTATGATTTCCGGCATCTCGGGAATTAAAGAGTCATCATCTCCAAATATTGTGGGAAAAGGCGGCGCGATGCCACCATTTAGATAAGATTCAATAAATGTTGCGGAACTGCAAAGCTTTTCTTTGTTTCGTTCTACCTCTTTGTCAATAATTTCGTTGATATCGTCTTCAGATATATCTGGATCTTTCTCTGATAATAGCGTTTCCCGTACTGCTCTGGCTTCTGAGCCGTCATCGAGATCACAGAAATTTCTTGGAGGAGTTCGAGTATCATCTTCCGCCTCAAACAAAAACTTTGAATCTACCAGTTTGCCCATGGCTGAAAACATATCTGCAAGTTTATATTGATCTTCAATTAGTTCCGCAAAATCAGGATTTCTTAGCTTAAGACACCTAAATGCCAACCTTTGTGTGTCTTCGCTGGCATTGCCCTTGTATAGTTTGGCTTGTTCGCTGGTTGTTGTTACGGCGCTTATATCGTCTGTAGCAGCCAATAGATCTGCAAACAAAGAGGTAAACACTTGTGGAGATATAAAGACTTCTTCTACCCGTCCTCCGTTGTCGGGATTGGGCAGATTTAGAGAAACGCCCGTGTCGCTCCAAGCTGCTTTTCCTGAAGCAACCATACTGCTTACTAACCCTCCAATTACTCCAACAAAACCAGATCCGCCAGTGGTCACCAGTGCTTCTTTCCAGGCTTCTGGATCTTCTAGTTCAGATATATTAATACCGATAGTGTTGCTAATCCAGCTTTGATAACCGTCGCTAAGCGTGTTTACCGCATCTCCCTCCCCCAACACATCATCAAACAAAAAGTCGCAAGAATTTTCAATCACTCCCATAATAACTGACGCTAAGGCGCTAATTAAAGTTCTGTATAATTGTTCTATTGCTTTTGCAATTGCTTCATCTAGAAAATCTATAGTGGGAAAATTAGCAGGTATACTAATACCTTGAAAGATTGGAAATCCAACGGTAAAATCAAAGACATCCTGTCGGCCATCGCACCTCTTAAAACCGCACTGGGCATCGACCATTTCCCCGAGGTCTATAGAGACTTGCAATAAGTTTCCTAAATCACAGTCTTCATCTATAATTTGTTCTCCCAAAAGTGTTATAAGGCGATCTAAATAACATTGTAGCGATTCATTAACAACGCATGCGATATTAGCCTTTCCTAAAACATCGGTGAATATTTTGCCAATAGCTTCTTTTAGCCACCGTTCATCTTGATCTGGCTGTGGGTCTTTGATAGACTCTAGGAGATCTCTTGTTTTGTCAAACCATCGGTCTTTAGTTGCTAGCTTTCTTTGTGCAGCCTGTATTGCTGCTTGTTCTCTATCTAGATTTAATAGCCTTTCTTCTTCCGCTAACTCTTTGGCTGATTTACATAAGTTTATGTCTAATTCCAAACTTAATAGTTTGGCTGCGTCCGCCCAGCCAAAGCTGGCTCCATCGCTATAAGCTGGTAAACCATCGGAGGGCTTCTCTTTTGTCTGTATAACAGGGGTTGGCAAAGTGTATTGTGATAAAAATGAAAAAATATCAAAAGTCTCTTTGTTTCTATTGTTTAGTTCCCCAACCATTCTGCTCAAATTAATTAAATAATTTGCAGTTGTCATATGATTTAGTAATGTATTTTCTATAAAACAATCATATCCAACAGTATATTGAGAACCCTCAACAAGAGCAAACGCAACTTTATAATCATATGTATATCCAATCTCTAGGCGATCTTCCATCGTTGGAGGACACGTTACGGATTCGCGTGGACCTATTGTTACTTGATTTATGGTAAAGTATCTATCAATAACATTGGAGCACCTTCGAAGCCTGTTTGCCTCTGCTATTATATCTATATTTGTGATAAATTCATCAGCAACGGCTAGCTTTGGTACATAGGATAGTATAGTGTTAACCACATAATCTATGCTTTCTCTATAATCGGCAGCAGATAAATATGCGCTAAAATAGCCTTCTGCTGGCTTGTTAATATCGCAAGCGCTGGCATCATCAGGTACCCCGTCAAAGATAGCCTGTGGAACCCTAACCAAGACTTTCATTGGCACACAGGGTTTATAGCTTACAAAATAGTCGTCTACTGTTGCATAGGATAGTAGAACATTGATCTGCGACGTTGTGGTTTCTTTTCCATAAAATTGTAATAATTTTTCGACGCCATAGACTTTGGCAGCAGCTAGTCTAGTTTCTTTCTCTGTTCCAATCGATTCCCATTCACTATCGACTACAATATAATGATTTCCGTTTTCATCGGAAAATGGCTGGCACTCGTTTCTATATCTCCAATCCATACTTACTTTAGTTGACCTTGTTGTATTGGCTTAAAATATAATTCCGTGGATCTGCCCCGGTCAAATATTTTGCATTCCAATTAATATTTAAATTAATTCTGGTTTTAAAAACATCCAAAGACTCAGTAGCAAAGTCGGTGATTGTTTTGCAGCCTGATGGGACTAGCGTGGAGGACTTGCTCGTCTTGGGGTAAGCGAGACTTGCAATGACGGGAATGGAACCAGCCATGCCGGATACGGCGGGATTGAGTACGTGTGTATGGTTTAGGATGGCTTTGTTATATGTATTTTGTGCTCTAATGACCTCAAGAAGTATTCCCATCACCGCATTAATTCTCTCTTCGAGAACGTTTAAACAGGCAACCAAATTATTGCCTTTAACCATATATTGTAACTTGCTAATATCCCCATTGGCAATTAATTCGATGCCGTTATAATCGGCTTGAAGGCCGGTGCTGTCCCTATTTTGGGTTCTTGTTACTAATTTTATTCCATTGGTGCCAATTATACGCACAGCATCGGCTTTAATACCAATACCTGATTCATCAAAAGAATCGAACATCATGGCAGCGCCGCCTGCGATGTATCCCGGTACCAGTTGTGGTCCAATGTCCCTCCACCCTATTTTAAAGGCTTCGTCAATATTTGTTTTTTGGCTTACATAGATTCGTGCGCCATCTGCTTTAAAATTGGGATCAACGTTCTCACCATTAGTAGGACATGGACCGCCCATTCCTACGCATATGTCTATTGCACTACATCCAGTCTCGGCAGCACCTCCGTGGCCACTTGCTCTTGAGCCTGTTCTGTCTCTTCCTAATACAATCCATGAGTTTCCCTTTTGAAGTATATCCTCAGAGGGCGCGGGTATCCGCCGAGGAAGAGGCTCAACAATGTCATCACCAAATACCCCTGCTCCATATCCGGGATAAGAGGGATCGGTATTGGCGATATCTAGCGGAGCCGTATTAACAAAGCCGTCTAAACAAACCGCATCTCTATTGCGTCTTGGCATAACTATAATTAGTTAGATCTTTAAAACTTCTTAGTGCCCCAATGAGGATCTTCGCGATCAAATTTGGTAGGCAGAAATTCATTAGAAAATCCAATCCATGAGTTTGTCATGCCCTCGGTGCTAGCATCTGTGTGTTCTCCAGAAGCGCCAAGGGTGGTCCACCAATGCGATTCGCTAACTGGAAACTTTCCTCCTGATCCCCCGTCGCCGCAGCTATGAATTCTTGGAACTTTTGAAAACATCGATAACTGTTTATGGTTTAACCTTTTGTGTTTCGACCATTCTGGTTGCTGTTGTTCAGCCCAACTTCCCCAATATTCCCAATGCCATCGCTCGTTGGGGACTGTTCGAATGAATCCAAAACGGTAAGCGTTTTTAACAAGCCATTCATATACCCGTCCTTCCATGTCGTTCACGTTAAAATCTACTGCGATGCCGATTTGATGGTGATTAAATCCAGGTTTTGCAACAAAGACTGTAGACGAATCTTGATTTCCTTGAAAAAGTTCCAATTGGTGCTTCATTGTTCGGAACCCACTGGTAACTCGCAAGTTAATGCCGCTATCTTGCGCTTCTTGTAACATTGCTACAAGATATCCGGCAATATCTTTAGTAACCAACACGTTGTTCCCAATGTTTACAAGCTCATAAACAGTACCTATCTTGCCACCTCTATAATATAGACCGTAAGTGCCTCTAATTATTTCGTAATCATTTAAGTTTGCCGGGGAAGCAACACCAGTGAACGGTCCAGGATCTTGTATTGTGTAGAAATTTGTCTTTTTTAATTTAACATTAAGTATGCGGGGAACTTGTGACATAAATTATACCATATTATACAAAAACAAAAGCGCTAAGATCCACTCGATTGGGTTCGACGCCCTGTTGTTTGGCTGCGTCCACAACCGCTTGTTTCTGATTGGCTCCGAGAACAAAACCAAAATCAAAATGAATCGGATCCACATGCTTTCCGGTCCAATTCCCTCCCCATTGAAGACCTATGCTGGTTCCGTCATCGACGATGCCGGTGGCTTCCCATTCTGATGGGGCGGCACTATAGCTATTTCCTGGTCCATCCATGCCAGCCAGCATATGATACCCCTTCACCGGGGTGCTTGGGACCACGCCATCGGGGTTAACGTCTCCCCAGGTTGGAGAAAAATCAAATGCCAGTCCCAGAGAGTGATAACTTGTTTTGTCGGGATCGGTAGCTATATATTGCTGCTCTGTCGGTGGGCTTGAACTGTCATAAGGGGAGGCAGTGGTCCACTTTGCTTGTGTATCATATGCCTTGACGCCACCATATCCAATTCCCCATTCGAAGTGGTAGTACCCAGACGAAGCCATTGCTTGCCTTTCAGAGGCTGGAAGTGCTTGGAACGCATGCCATATCATCCAGTTCCTGTGGAGATAGAGTTGTTCGCTATGGGAGCGGTAGCTGCTGGTAAAATAAATAGTGGCTTTACGATTGTCCCAAGCGTTGCGAGCAAATGCTTTCATATATGGCACAAAATCAGGATGTGCTTTTTCGAACAGTTCGCGATGCTTTCCGCTGGGGTGATCTTTGAGGGGCACTCTGTCGGGCACATTATTGTCATAATTTGCTGCAAGCTGAGCAATTTCAGCGGATACGGGGATTGGGTCGGGAACTTCGAGAGTGCCTATTTGATCTCCCGTAGGAACGCTAATCCCATTGTTGGCAAGTTCTGCTGTTTGGGCTCGTCGTGCCGCTGCTGAGTCTCGTATTGGCGATCCATTGTTATTATCAGAGCTTAGCGCACTTAATACTGCTCTGCAAAATTGACGATCTTGAGTTATAAGTCCGGTCATAGCAAGTCCCCCTTGACCCGCCCTGTCTTCAAAATCAACAAGAATTAAAGAGCCCACAGGAGGCAGGCTTGTCTTATATTCTTCTCTGTCAATAGTACACATTCTAAATAAGTTTGCATTAACAGCGGCATATCCGGTTGTTACTGTTGGCGACGGCTGTATCTGGGGTACCTCTAAATCAATATCCAAGGAGGGAATCCACACATGCATCTGCGGAGAATTAATATTAAGCATTTGTGCAACAGCTTGATTTGCTGTGCTTTGCCCTTCTTCTGCCGTAGCGTCAATGCCCTCCATAAGATCGAAATATTGGTTTGTTACCGTAAGCCAGTGTGAAGGGTTATAAAGTGTCGCTTGTCCGCGAGAGGAATCGCTTTCTCCAGTGCCCGAAGATGCATACTTCAAAATGAATGCTTTGTATCCTACATTATTTGAGGCAAACGCATCATGATCAAAGTTTGCAAATCTCGCATTGTTCTGGGCGACGTAGGGGGGGATATCGGATGGGCGAAGATTGCCATTTTGAGTTGGGAGGCTTACACTATTTAATATATATTGAACAAAGTCATTAGCCATTATTTGTTTTCTCCATTAAGTAAGTCAAATATTTCCGTCTTGTCTACATCAGATAAACTAGTGGTGCCTCCTTGTTTTTTTTGCAACAAGGTTACAACCTTTACAAGCTGTTCGTTTGAGCGTTGGAGGGTTTCGACATATTTGGCGGCTATTTGGCCAACATCCTTGTGCCTAGACTCGTCTGCGCTCAGATATACAATCAAATCATTGAGCAATTCTTTGGTTATTTCGCGGTCTTTGCGTATGTTACCGATTGCTTCTTCTAGATAATTGTCTACTTTTTTCATAATATTCAGGCTCCTTATTAATTAGGATCCGCGAATATTATATCTTTCCATTAATCCAGTTTTTCTTAAATATCTTATATTTTATACGCAATTTATTAAGATTATTAACAACTTGCTTTGTGTTAAGCCCTGTAAGTTCTCGTAAATAAAGGTAAATTGCCTTTTTATTATAAATCATTTCATCCTCATTAACAGAATTTAATAGTATTTTTACTGCCTCTAAAACCTTTTTTTCATTTTCCTTAAGATTTCCAGTGTCCCAGTGATCTATTTCAGACCATAAAGCAATCCAAAACTCGCGTTCTTCGCGAAGTTCGTCAGATTTATTAGTTGTTGTTACGTGTGCGGTTTCTAAGTGTTTTGGTAACTCATCATATAACACTTCAGTTCTCGCTCTCTTGGCATTTTTTTTAACTTTGTGAATAAACCAATTTTTAGTAATTACACTAAAATACGAGAATGCTTTAGATCCCTTGTTTGGATCATATTTATCAAGAATAGTAGTTAACCAAACTTTGCACTCATCCTTTAGCGAATCAACATTTGGAAGAGTTGTAAATTTATAGGTATATACAATTTTATCCACCATTTCATTAAATGCTGGACCGATGTATTCAATATATAACTTGGTTCTTTCAACCTGATCATCTGAAGCAACATATTGTATTATGGCATTCTCATGGTCTTTGGTAAAGTAGTGCTTACCTGATTTCTTTCTACGTCCAGTATTGCTCATGGTGCAGAGGACTCTTGTTCGCGATCCGCTGCTTTCTCTTCTATAAAGTCTAGGTCAGCCAATATATCATCAAAAACTTTCATTTGTTCGGCAACGTGCTTTGAGTGTGCCAATAACTCTTCAATGGCAGGTTCTCCAAAATATCTTTCTTGTTCATAAAGCACCTCAATATGTTGGGCAAAATTAATGTTTACTTCTGATATTGTATCAATATTGTCTGATATGAAAAACAACTTTTTTAATATTGCTCGTATATACCAAACAAAAACAATATTGAATGTCAGCGATAAGCCAAAAATTATATAGAATAGGTCTATTTTTTGTATGTCCATTCTTGTAACTCTTTTTTGTATGTGTTTATTTCTTCTTTTGTCGTTTTAATAAAGTCATTAACGACTTGTCCCACCTGTGTCTCTTTGTTTTCTTTTTTAACAAGATTAACATATTGTGGCATTCTCTGTACCTTAGATGTAGTGGCGCATTCGCTATATTCGTTTAGCTGCAAGCAAGTTTCAATTACTTCTCCAAACGAATGAACGATTTCATAAACTTGTTCACATTCTAAACACCTATATACATATTTCGGCATCTTAAGATGTGGTGGGTTTGTCTGTGTTTTCCATTTCTTCTACATATGCTTGAAATATTGCGCTGCCGTCTGCGTCTTCTTCGGGCTCGTTGGACATGTCAACAATTGGCGGGTTGTCAACAACGAGCCCATCATTAGTATCAGTAAATGTAAGTTCTTTTAATACCGGAACAATATCCGTCTGATTCATTAAAGAATTTTGTAGTGCGAGCATAAGCGCTCCCAGTGCTTGATTTGAAAGTTGCATATTAATTCTCCTTTTTTATGCTTTTTAGGTCTGACTCATACATCATAATAGCCAGTTCTTCAAAATTAACTTTGGGACTCCAGTTTAGCTTACGTTTTGCTTTAGATGGGTTGCCCAATAAATAAGGTACTTCATGTGGTCTAAATAGTCTTTCGTCTATTTTTAAATATTTGTCAATGTCTAATTCAGCGTAATCAAAGACAAATTCTAAAAACTGCTGAACGCTATAAGACTCTCCAGTTGCAATCACATAATCATCTGGCTCGTCTTGTTGTAACATTAGCCACATGGCTTCTACGTAATCACCAGCAAAGCCCCAGTCTCTTTTTGCATCTAAGTTTCCCAAATATAGATCATCCTGAAGACCTAGCTTGATTCTTGCTGCGGCTCTTGTGATTTTGCGGGTGACAAACGTTTCTCCTCTTCGTGGAGACTCGTGATTAAAGAGTATCCCGCTGGATGCGTGAAGGTTATAACTTTCACGATAATTTCTTATTAAATGGTGAGCATACACTTTTGAACAAGCGTATGGTGAGGCGGGTGCGAGATGTGTCTCTTCATTGTGGGGAATGTCAGGATTGTCGCCAAACATTTCTGACGATGATGCTTGATAAAATCTTGATTTGGGGCATATGTTTCTGGTTGCCTCTAAAAGTCTAAGCGTACCCATCGCTACATATTCTGTAGTCTCTTCCGGTGTGTCAAACGAAACTCGCACATGAGATTGTGCTCCTAAATTATAAATCTCATCTGGTTTATATTTAATCAACAATCTGTGCAGTGCACCGGAATCATTTAAGTTTCCATAGACAAGATCGAAATTCATGATTTTATCATTATCTTCAAATATGTGGTCGATTCTATTAGTATTAATCAAGGAAGTTCTTCTTTTCATACCGATCACACGATATCCCTTATTTAACAAAAGTTCTGCCAAATAAGAGCCATCTTGTCCTGTAACACCGGTTATTAGCGCTGTCTTTTTCATCTGTGTTCCTTATACCATTGGTATGTTTTTTCTATTCCCTGTTCAAACGAGGTAAATTCAAAATCACCAATTATTTGTTTTAACTTAGAATTGTCGCCATCTTTTCGATGTTGTCCATCTAACTCTCCATTGTATTCTATTATAACATTTTTATTCAGTTTTTTAATTGCAATATTAGCCATTTGGTTTATACTCAAATTTTCGTCAGGTGCAACAATTAGCGGTAGTTCTGTATTGTGGTGTTCCAAAAGAATTGGTATAATTGTCGCCAAATCATCAACATATAATTGTTGTCTTAATGGGGTACCGGTTCCCCATAGTGTTAAAGTATTATTTTTTAAATTGTACAACTTGCTTACTAAAGATGGGACAAAATGTGAAGCTTCACTATCAAAATGATCTGCTGGTCCGTAAATATTTGACGGGCAAAACGTAGAGTAGTTTAGCCCATATTGCTTTCTATAAGAATGACATTGAACATGGAGCGATCTTTTAGTATGCCCATATGAAAAATTAGTTGGTGCTGGTGGTCCTCTTAATAGATCCTGTTCAGTAAAGGGATAAGATTCAAGCTTATCTGGGAAGGCACATGTGCTTAATGAGGCTAAAAGCCTCTTGATGCCTCCTTTATATGCTTCGTGAACAACATTGGTGTTAATCATTGTATTTTGAAAATAATATTCTGCTTGATTTTCGGTATTGTCTTTTATACTGCCTACTCTCGCAGCTAAGTGGATAACTGCATCTGGCTGGGTGTCTCTATACATTTGACGACACTCATTTGGAATAGTTAAATCATAGTGCTTAGAAGAGACATAAATCCAATTGGGTTTTTGCTCTTGTAAATTTTTTCCAACAAAGCCGGTTCCACCTGTTACAAGAACTCTTTCATGTTTTTCATTCATCAATTACTATTACCCTTTGTTTTAAACTTGGTAGTTTGTCGTTATATATCGTTGGTTTGTGGGCTCTTATATACCCATATAACTCTTTAGGAGTTCCATTGCGAAGATCTGCTGTGTAAAGTTCCTTCCGTAGTAGCCTATTTTCTAGTAGCGGTTTATAACCGTGTGCTCCTGTACTAAAATGCGCCCACTCGGGACCAATTGAAAAGATATCTAGATCCGAACAAATATGTATCAACCAACCACCAGCATCGCTAAACATTATCCATCCAGCCGCAAGACGACAGAAAGATAAATGCTCCGAATAAGAGAGGCTAAGATTGCATGGAGTATAGTTGGCATGTTGTATGCCTAAATCCGCAGGTGGGAAACCGACATTAATGAATTTATATCCCTCATCCATTAATTTTTTAATAATCGGACGATATCCCAAGCTGTTCATCCCGTGCTCTGCATTATACACGCCCGGTTGTTTGTATTTAAAGCCGCGAGAGTGAATTACATATGTTTTTTCGTCAAAATAATCACCATATGAATTTTTTATTGTATGGTAGTCTTCCTTAAACGGCAGCAACTCCATCCCTTCTCCTAGATTCTTCGCAACATCAACAAACTGATCGTGGTATACGCAGCCCTCTGAAGATGGATTGCGCTTAATATCAAAAGCATCGAGGGCTTTCAGTGTACCCACCACCCGCTCGCTGCTGAATTCGTGAAGGAAGTATCTACGATAGGAGTGATTTTTTTCGGTATACATAGCTACATCATAGTTATCAAAATTCTGTCTAATATATCGCAGTGCTAGCGATAGAAAACCCGAACGTACATATCCAATGTGCTCTCGAACTCCGGGATCTGGCTCCAGGCTTGAGGCGGGAGTTTTCAGTTCCAGCACTCTCGGGTACTCACTCTCCGTATTTCTATGAAATTGGTGGCTAACGGTAAGAATTTTATCGGCTTCCGAAATCACGCCAGCGGCGCAATATGGAACAATTGCAATAATCTCATCATATTCTTTTTTTTGTTTCTCCCTGCGAATAAGACTATTGAATTTTATAAATAAAGTAAATTCGTCGTAAGGACCGAAGATAAACAAAGTTTTTTTCATTTTTTTGTCCTTCCATATAGTTTAACAGAATCTTCTTTTAATGTATGCCCGTGTATAATTGCATTATCAATCATCGCATTAATTGCCTCAATATATTTTGGTCTTTTTTGTTTAAAACAGATGTCAATTTTTCTTTTCAGATCGGCAATCTCTTTATCGGTTTCGGCTTCGGTTATTGCGTCTTCAAGCATCCACGTTCGAATGTGAAGAATCACCATTTTTTCAATTACTTCGCCAATTGAGTCCGTTGCAACAATGTGTGTCGGAAGTTCGGGTAATGTATTTTTGAGACACACCTCTCTTGTTCTTTCTTTAATTTGTCGCTCTATTACTGTAGCTACTTTCATAATTCCGTCCTTAGTCACCCTTTAATATCCTGTGGCTATCACTATCAAAGTGTTGTGTTGAAAATTCAAATAATTCAGAATCCTCCAGCGCAATCATTCTATGTCGTAGCCCTCGATAAACGTGAAAGTTATCACCAGCATTTAAAACCAATTCTTTGGCATTTGCAATATTATCTTCATCTGAATACTTTATCAACATTTTGCCAGATTGTAAATAAAAGACCTCATCTTTTAAAACGTGATAATGCCAGGAACATTTCTTGTCTTTATAGAAGAATAAGAGCTTTCCACAATATTCTTCATTGTTGACAATCCAGCGCTCCCATCCCCATCCTTTGGGAACATGCTTCATTGGCAATTCAGTTACCACGAAGTTTTGCCACCATCGACAATCAAATTTGTCCCCGTCATATATGAGCTTGCGTCTGAACACAAAAAGACAATTGCGCCTTTATACTCATCGATGTTAGCCATACGATTCATTGGGTTGAGATTCGCAATTCTTTTGACCATATGCTCTGGAATTCTTTCATTCCAAACGCCAGTTGGGCTAAGGCAGTTAACCCGGATTCCACGGTCTGCAAAATACGTTGCTAAGTATTTAGTCATTCCAACAACAGCCCATTTCGATGCAACATAAGTAATCGGCTTTACATTCTGCATATCCTCTTCTAAACCTTCCTGCCTATAAATTCTTTGGTCTGGTGCAAGGTTGGCGAGACACGAGGCTATATTAACGATTACGCCGCCGCCATCTTCAAGCATCTTGTTGGCAAACACTTGTGAACAGAGAAAGGTGCCATGTAGTGTAGCGCTGATTCCCTCTTCCCAATATTCCTGTGTCATTGTTTCAAATCTGGAGCTTGGCGACATTCCTTTTGAGCCCTCGACTTTGGGATCCTTCGCAGCGTTGTTGATTAAAATATCTACTTTACTTAACTGATTGGCAACAGCAAGAATTGTATCCTTTTTTGTCACGTCCATATAATATGCATAAGCAGAGCCCTTTCCATATTTATCGTTTAATGTTCTTGCCTTATCTTCCGCTCTATCTTCGTGAGAATCAGTTAATATAACCGTTCCGCCATGCTCAATAATTGCTTCGGCATGCTTTGGTCCCAAGATGCCACCTGCGCCTGTGATGACGGCAATTTTTCCCGTGAGATCAAAAATGTTATTCTGCATCATATAGTCCTTTTAAAATGTTTTTGTGTTGTATCATAGTAATGATTTCTATGCCCGCTTTGCCTCTTGCGGTCTGTAATGTATAAAGCCCATTATACCCTACAGACGATAGAGTTTCAAAAATTAGTTTAAAATCAGTATCTCCGGTAGTGGGATAAACTGTTTTCGCATCATACGTTCTATCTTTTAGATGTACGTTATTTATTCGTTCATGAAAAGCGTTAATATAATCAGTATGATCTAAACCATATGATGTAATATTTCCAGTGTCATAAGTAACGTAAAAATTATCAGATAACTCTAATATGTCTTGAAGTTCCTCAATTGGTAATTCACATTCAAAAGAGAATTTTATATTTGGATATTGTATTGCATACTCCAATATAAGTTCCTTAAATTTTTGTCTAAGTTTTGGATCTTCTACACTACTATCCTCCAAAAGAGGTATGGTAATGGTGCCTATCTCGTTGCGAATGGCTGACTCGCAAATTGGTTGTAAATGTTCTTTAAGATATTTATCATCGGTAACCCCTATATCCACCAATGTATCGGCGCAATATGAACTAATTGGAAACTCCTTAAGAGAGGTTGCTTCGTCAAATGCAGGATTAGATTTTGCAGTACCTTTCGTAATCAGCCATTCAATATGGTGTAATCCGCATCTGTCGAGAAGTTCAAATTCTTTTTTCCAATTACGTGGAAACTCTTGTATATGATTGCGAACTGGCATCGATAATCTGCCTTGTATTATTCCAAGATTCATTATTTTCTCTTAAACTCATAAGGTGATGGTGACTCTATCTTAACCTCGTCGGCATATGACTTAATCTGGGAGACAATATCCACGCCGACATTTTTACTCCATTTCTCCAGCAAGAATGTTGTTATACTTCCTGGCTTGCCGTCTCCAATCTCACGACCATTCAACTTGGTAACGGGTAACAAACAAAATGGAGTTCCTGTCATAAATGCTTCATCAGCAGTATAGACATCATAAGGTTCTATATTCGTTTCAAAACAATCTAAGCCATGTTGTTGGGCGAGTTCGAAAATATATTCACGACTTATACCTCTTAAAATGTTTCTGCCTTCAGGTGTAATAATTGCGCCGTTTTTAACAATAAAGAAATTATCACCTGTTCCTTCTGCGATAAAGCCGTCTTCGTCTAATAGGAGAGCCCAGTTATCGCTACCAGCAAACTGCGATACCTCAATATTTGCCATAAGATAGTGTATTCTGCTTCTATTTTTGATTTTTGGCTCAAGTAGACGAGCGGGAATAGCTCGTTGAGATGGGATAACTGCGTTAATCCCTTTGTCAAACAAATGACCCATTGAGGCAACCGTCCACCTCAATGGGAAATCTGCAATGATAACATTAACACCAGAATCCACACTCTCGACCCTTGTATCATAAAGACCCAAAAGTCCTCTTGTAACATCAATCATGATGCGATGTTCATCGTCATCTTCAAACAATGGATCGTTAACTTCTATTGTTTTATAGACCGCCTCTTCCATTTCATCTATTGTCATGTTAATTGGAATTTGTAAATATTTGATCCCAATATATAATCTCTCTAAATGCTCCCGCAGCTTGAATTGTTTTTTATTAAAGGAACGTGTCATTTCAAATACCATATCCCCAAACATTAGAGCGGAATCATAAATTGAAATTTTTGCTTCGGACTCCGGTACGAAGTCGCCATTAAAGTATACTAATCTATCACTCACTTTAATACCTTTTGGTTATAAACAAATCTGCACAACTCCAAATCATCATGTGAGTCTATTTCGTGTATTTTCCACGGCTCCATAATAGAAACGCCAATTTTTCCACCGAGTCTATTATCGTGTTCCAAAACAACAGATGGTTTAAATACATAAATTGATCCATTTTCAACAAATTGTCCATGAATATCCTGTCTTCGTTGTCTGTTTTCGAAATCATAATTAACGCTTCGGAGGCTTCCATTATTGACTCTCTCCCAAATAAAAAAATCTTCCAATTCAACGGCAGAAAACAAAGAATCAACATCTTGTTCAAAAAATGCGTCAATGGCATTATCTATGTCTTTGCTTGTGCGTAAAGGCGATGTTGGTTGCAACATTACTATTATATCAATATTGTCTGTGATGAGCAAAAAATGTTTGACCA